TCAAGTGATGTTGTAGCTGAAACGATCACTGTATTAATCATTAAGTTTGTAGTTGTCACGTTAGCGACATCAATTTCATACGCACTAATATTTGATGTTGAATAAATATTACCACCCACATGAAGAGTGGCTGCGGCGGCGTTTGTGCCTATACCAATATTACCCGATGTGTACTCTAGATCATCACCATCAATAGTCCAAGGTGTACTGACAAATGGAGAACCACCCTCATATAAACTACCTGAAAAGTTTACATCCCCATTTACATCTAATGTAAATCCTGGGTCAGTTTTTCCGATACCAATATTACTTGTTTGTGTATCTACATGGAATAATGTAGTACCTACTGTAACATTACCACTTGTATAAGAAAGATCGTCATTTGCGGCGATTGTCCACGGAGAACTCACAAATGGTGAGCCACCCTGATTTAATCCACCACTAAAGTTTATATCCCCATTTACATCTAATGTAAATCCTGGGTCGGTTTTCCCGACACCCACTCTATTAGAAACGGAATCCACGTGAAGAGTTGTACCATCCACGTTTAGATTTGATGAAATGTAAGCTGCATCTGCGTGGAGATCGCCTTGAACACCCACACCACCCGCAACCTTTAAGGCGCCAGTCGTCTTTGAAGTGGAAGCCGTTGCATTGGTAATCGTCCCATCAGTCGATGTAAAAACGCCTACATTTGATGTACCTTGAACATCAAGACTATAAGCAGGGGAATCGGTGTTTATACCTACACGGCTCGTCGACGTCTTCACATAAATGTTAGCGGTCTCACCGACTTGGAAATCCGTACCCTTTTTAATGTGAAACAAATCCCCGGTGTGTCGGAGACTTATCCTCTGTGAACCATCCGTAATAATAGCCGTTTCAATGGCTCCATCTTCGCCTCCCTGGTCAGCTTTTTTAATCTTACCCGTAATCTTCGCATAGAGTTGGTCATTTCCACCGTCGTGTTTACCATCAAATCGAATTTGACCTAGATAATTTCCATTTGAACCCGTTTGATCGCGATATAACGATAATTCGGGATTCGCCGAAGAGCCAGATGTATCCGTTGAAAGTGTGGCCCCGGTTGCATTAACTCGTAAGCGTTCAGTATTCGCCGTGGTGACTGTAAAGGTATCGGCCAAGGGGAAACCAATCTTTGTGTCGGTGTCTCCACTGTGAATCAAATAGTCATCTGTGTATAAACTGGAACCATGTATATCTCCAGCTACACCCAAACCACCCGCAACTTGAAGGGCACCGGTTGTCTTTGAAGTTGCTGTGGCTGTACCTCCCACAATAATATTTGAGCTTGTTGTAATATTTGATGTCACAAATGCGTTACCCACGACATGGATGTTTGCCACGGGAGATTCCGTAGTCACGCCAATGAGACCATTCTTTACGTAAAGATCGTTGTGTTCAATAGTGACCGTATTTTGTGTGATAAGGTATCCCCACACATTCGCTGTAATATGATCCGTTCCATTCCATTCTACATGATCTTCCGTACATCCATTAGATGTATAACCTATAGTAAAGTTGTCTTGAGGATTAGTATGATGACCAATAAATATATTCTTACCGGGATGTTCCATGAGAATACCAATATCCAACGAAGTGGATGTATTATTATTTGCTATATCAAAGATACGATCAGTTATAACCACGTCATTTGATGTAAGTGCAAATGTATTACCCACTACAGAAACATTACCGGCAATTTCCACATTCGCTGAAATTATAATTGAACCATCATCATTTTGAGTAATGACAGAATCAACAAGTTTTTTAGTTGAATCCGTGAAGGGTAGCGTACCCGTTGCCAAGTTTAGTGCTTTAACGCTATCCAGGGTTGTGTCAGCTGCGTAAAGATCTCCCTGAATACCAACACCACCCGTGACTTGGAGGGCCCCCGTTGTCTTTGAAGTCACCGCAGTTGAATCTGAAATGTGTGTAGATGTGGTGACAAGTGCCCCAACATTGGCTGTACCCCTCACATCAAGGGGGTATCCGGGTGACACTGTCAATATACCAACGCGGTTAGCTTCGGCATCAACCTTCAGAGTGTTCGTATCAACGGTCACATTTCCCGCAACCACGAGGTCACCATGGAAACCATCACCAGAAGTAATACTTACACCTCGGAGGGTCACCGCATTTGCCGCGGAGTTGCTTGAACTGCTCACAGCTGTTGTGAGTGGTATGTTCAAGTTCTCGGAAGCAATCTTTTTCAAATCATTGTTAATATTGTTGACATAGACATAATTCATGTCATTGTAGTCTGTGATTAAGGATGCATTTGGAATATCGTTGGCACGACCAATACCTGTCACAAACACACCACCATTACTACCATGAACTTTTGTGACAACTCCAACATTCTGAATAAGATCATTATTAAAGGGTTTTACATTTGATAACCCTCCAGGTACGGTGTTACTGACGTATACAGTTTCACCCGCTATAAATCCAGTCGTGACGACACTAAGGGCCTTACCGTATGCTACAGCTGTACCTTGTTGACCAGTTGTGAGTTGTTGATTTGATAAACCAATGCATGGCATGGTATCGGTACTATCTGAATGGGCGAGACCGACATTTAAGATATTTGAATTATGGGTTCCTTTAACATATACGGCATCACCCTTTTCTATCGTCGTTGAGTCTTCATCGTTACGAATTTTGATATATGTATGCATAGGGTAGTCATTTACCCATTCTCCGCCATCATACAACAAAACTTGATCATCGAGTGGATTTGAAGCGGTGTTGGACACATTCTCCAATTGACCCAAGCGGATCTGAACGTTTGACACTTGATCGGTTACGATGGCAGTTGTGGGATCCAAAAAGTCCATCGTGTGGGTGATGAAGACATTGTCCCCCTTGAGATGTGTGTTGGCACTCACGATGAGAGCCTTTGTCACTTCAACATTTCCCGAGACATAGGCGTTGCCACTTACGGAGAGTTGTTTTGTTACATTGACATTTCCAGAGACATATGTATTACCCACAACTTCAAGGTCCTTATCAGCGTAAACATTACCGCTGACTGTCAATTCTTCGGTCACAGAGACATTTTGCGACACATACACATTCCCATCGACAACAAGATCTTCGTGTGCGTAAATGTTAGCATCCACGTGGGTTAGACCATACACGTGCACATTAATGTCTTCATCTGACTTTGGTGTAAATGTTTTATCTGTGGGATTTGTATCGGTATAACCGATTGCGAATTCATCAGACTCTTCGCGGTAACCAATAACCACATTTGATAAAGCATCGGGTCTATGCATAAGGAAACCCAAATCAAGGGTTGTATCTTCGGAAGTGTTATTTTGACCAAGTTCAATGAGCGCATCTTTGATGGCTGTATTCTCCGCATAAATTACAGTTGTATCACCATTGACACGAAGATTGCCATCAATGACCATGTCGCGCAAAACTGCAACATTTCCAGAAACAACGAGAACATTTGAACCGGTGTCATCTACATAGAAGTTTGTGCCGACGCTTAGGGTGTGTTCCGGTAACAAATTTGATATACCAACATTTGAATCTGTGACTAAAGAAACATCATAGAACTGACCACCTACTAATTGAACACAATTAGATGCTATATTTGATCTATCAACGGCGAGTCCCAAGTTGACACCACCAACCAAGGTGTTTGCAGATTCCCCGGATTCTGTAATCTCCTTGGTGTTGCGATCATACATCAAAAGTACAACTTCCGGTGCGGCAAAATCGGGTCTATTACGAATGGGGGAAAGATAGACGGCATTTGAATATGGTGTTGGAACCAAGACATTACTCGCATTGAAGACAACAGTATTTTCCTCCTGATCATTAGAGTCTGGTACATGCTTACCAAACCTAATCTTGGTAGATCTTTCCACCGAAGGTAAGTTCTTGACCATTTAATATATGGTAGTAAATTAATTTGCGTAAAGGAGACCAGCCATACCATTTTGTATACGAAGTATGTTATAGTTTACTGCATAAATTGGATCATTAATGACTGTATTTTCGCTCATGATCTTTGCTGATTCAATTCTACTGAAATTGAGTGTGCCGGTTGGCTGGAGTGAGCTCGTCATGAGGCAGAAACAATAGAGGAAAAAGTCTGGAGAAGTCACAAAGTTTGTGTGATAATAGTTCATCACATCAATGTAGTGTGGTTTACCCCATCTATAGTTTCCGAGTTCAACCCCATTAATACTCAACTTGACTTTGTTTGTTGGTGATGTGAGCGCACCGTTCGTTGTGGTGTCTGACGATGCGAGATATTTCACTGGGTGATTGAAAATGAGATCCTGGACAGTTTCCCCACTTGGAAGATTCTTTTGTACCTGAGTGATGAGAAGGTCGTGGGTGCGTGTCGCAATGTTGCCCCGCTCTTCGTTGTCAAGGTAGTAATAGTTGGCATACATTTCAAAATTGTAGTTTGCCGCTTGGGATCCCCAATGAATTCTCAATTCCACATTGTGATAATTGAGGGCAACTAGGGGTAAAGCACATTGTGGTCCTTCACAGAAAAAGAAACGAAGGGGGTAAAAATATGAGCGCGCGTGCACACCTGGGTGTGTACCAATAGCACTTCTTGATATATTTTGTGCATATGTATCTATAGCAATTTTTTCGGTAAATATGCTATCTTGTGTATCAATGACTGAACCACCAATAAGAAGCTCGACTTTATCAATCAGTAGATCCCAACGAGAAGTATCTAAAGCTTGGGTCGTATCATCGATCGTCAAGTAAATGTATCCAAGCATATCCCCCGATCTCTCAATCTGAACACTTGACATTGAATTATTTTTCACATCCCCGCGTATCGTTTGCTTTTCAACGGATTGTGAAAAATTAGAGTGTCGTTTGAAGGTTGAACTAAAAAACGATATCTCTGGGTTGCCCATAATGTACTCATCCTGAGCACCAATTGCTACAAGTTGAACAATACCCGAAGACATGTTATACTACTCTAAAGTGAGAAAATTACAAGTTTGGTTTTCTACACACGAAACGAATCACCAAAAAGTTTGATCCCGAATCGGTTGAATTTTTAATTGTATTACCATTTTGATCTCTAATGGCAACACTGAGACGATCAATACGGTGTATTGGATTGACATATTGTGTCGCGATTGTATAGTTATCTTTGAATGTGATGAGTGAATTACCCGCATCGTGTGTAGCATTTTCAGTAATGAGACTCGCAAATGACCCCCTGATCACACTTAATTCGGCTTGTCCAGTGAGAACATTTGAAGCACGATCATTGAAAATGGAATCCAACTCTTCGATGGAAACATAACAATGTTCAGTCACAACATTTGAATGAATATGCGCCGCAAGAAGTCTGGCCTGAACCACATTTTTGAGGGGTTGCTGAAGATGACAAGTAAAAGTATTCGCACTGTCTTGACCAATTGAATCAATAGTTATAGTATGATATTCATAGTCAAGATCTGGAATAGTTTGGGGCGAGGTAACCAAAGCCATTTAGTATTAGCTTAGATTAAAGATCCACCAATTCCATCCTCAATCTCGTAGCCCGCTTGTTCCGCGACGAGCTTTTCGGAACCACAGAGTCCACCTGGAGTGAGAGACTTGGTGTAGGTGCTACCTTCGCTGGTGTGCCCAGGAGCGCATTCCAATTTGTGTTCAAGATCAAAAATTGATTCTTCGTTGATCGCCTTAATAACGATTGGTCTGGGTTGGTACTTGCTGGTATTTTTCAACATACCAAGCATAAAGATAAGCACGATCAAGGCAACAATGGACATGATGGCATTTCGGTTGGCACGGTTAAGGTTTAACATATATAATGTACACACATAATTTTTTCTAAAGTGCGTTAAAGGATATTTAATAGTTTCATATTAGAGAGTAGATGGACGAAGAAATTGTCATTGATCGTGGAAATACTACTGTGATGAAATTGGACGCTGACGAACAGGCTCTGATGGATGAAATTGAGATTTCAGCGCCTCGTGCTCAGCCTGTGCGTCGTCCCACTTCTAACAGACCACCACCACAACAACCACAACAACAAGAAGCCATGGATGCTTTCGTAAACCCAAACAAGCAATCTGCACCAACTCAGCCACAACAAGAAGATGAAATTGATTATGGCGAGGATGATGACGCATTCTTTGACGATGCCAACGATGGACCTCAGTTTGGAATGCAGGAAGAACGACCCTCAAAGGGGTATTCTTCTATTGATGAAGAAAAGGCAGATCTCATTAACAAGTTGGGTCGCCTCGAAAAGAAGGGATTCAGTGTTAACAAGAGACTTACTGCATACTCTAACATAGACGAATTGAGAACTGAAGTGAAGCGGATCACATACAGTATTGATGTTGAGCAATCTATTCGCTTCTCTCGGCGTATGTTGGTTGCTTGTGTGACTGGTCTAGAATTCCTCAACAAAAGGTACAACCCCTTTGAAATCCAACTTGAAGGTTGGTCTGAGTCAGTCATGGAGAACGTTGACGACTACGATGGTGTTTTCGAAGAACTATATGTTAAGTACAGATCCAAGGTCAACGTCGCCCCAGAAGTCAAGCTTATCATGATGTTGGGTGGTTCAGCGATGATGTTCCACTTGACAAATAGTATGTTCAAGAGCGCTCTCCCCAATATGAATGATGTTCTCAAGCA